TCATGGACTTAGCAATGCAAGCTGAATCACTTTCTCAGAAGCGGTTTGCAATGCAAAAACAACACCGCAGAGTGTAGCAACGATGCTTGAAAAATGAGCGTGTTTGATGCTGCTCATTTGTCCTAGAAGGTGACTCCAGAATTCCCGCTTCTCGACCTTCTTTTCGGTCGCCAGTTCGGAAGCCGCAATGACTTCCAGCGGGTTGGCGTGAATCAACGTTGCCAACTTTACACAGGCATCGTTTGGTAGTCCGGCGCGTTGCGCTTTCGCATTTGTGATTTGTTGCGATGACGTGCCGAGGTGGTCGGCTAAATCGCGTTGGCTTCCTGTCGAATTTATGCCGGCGTTGATGTAGTCGCGCAGTTGCATTTTTTTCTCCTTGGGTGTTGACATACAAATTTATATGCTGTCTACTACACATCAAATTAATTTGTATGCGCACAAGGTAGTCAAAAACCCGCCCTAGGTCAACTGTAGTGCGGCCTAGGTGGGCCTAAAGCATCGAAACCGGAAGTTTTTTAAGGAAAAAGGGTATTCGCCTCGTATGTCATCGCAGAACGACGAAGAACAGATAAAGCGCTCCGATAGCCACGGCCGCGACGTGAACCAGCCCTTTGTTCGCGTTGCTATTGAGCCCCTTGATTTTCAAGTAGATCAGAGCGCAAATTTCGATAATTCCGATAATCAAAACGGTCGTGAGCAATCCGGAAAGAATTCCGGTAGCAGCGGTCGGCAATGCCATGATGGTATTTCCTCTTGGGATCAAAAACACCCGATTCTAGCGACATTTATTGAGCTGTTGAATGATCCGCTCTTGAATTTCGTGGCCGGCATTGCGCTTGGTGCCTATACCGCGCACCACATCTGGTTCGCGGCATTCCAAGCAATCCCAAAATGAAACTCCGAAAAAACCGCAAAGGCCAAGGTATGCAGCCTTCATGGGTTGAGGCTCAGGCGTATACGCCTGGTATGCAGCCCCATGAAGTTGAGGCTCTTGGTCGCATGACGGCTTCGGAACTTGCAGCCTGTCATGTAGAGGCTGCGGATATCCGGCCGCCCGACCCCGCCCCGTCGGGGGCCGGCGGCCGGCAGGCCGAAACCCCCTTACTAACAGGGGGGGAAATTCAAAAACCGGCACTACGGGGGAAATCCGTCCAGATTCCTGATTTCGAAGGCTATTCAGAATCCCTTGTTATGGATCGCAAAGGCAATCCCGTAATCCGTCCTGGTGTCCGCTGCATCAAGGGTCAAAAAGTTGGAATCGACTGGGTATCCGCAGTCTTCGAACCCAAAGAAGCCTGGATGTATTCATTCGTTGCTGAGATTTCCGATAGCGAACATTTTGCAAGCGAAGATTACCGGGTAGCGAACTTCGTTAAAAAAATCATCGGCTGGCTCCTTGGAATCTCCCCGAAAGACTCCGAAACTCACAAATACAAAATCTATTCCAACGGTCTGAATGGCTACAAGTTTGCCATTGGCCTTCCGTTTAGCGCTGGCATTATCCATGTCGGTCATTCATCTGGTACCTGCTTGGTTACGATTTCCGGTCAAGGTTGCCTGGTCGCGGAACCCGGCTGGGAACACCGCTTCTACCGATTCCTGGTCGACGTAAGGGGATGGCTTACCCGTATCGACATGGCCTTCGATGATTACGAAGGCAAGTTGTTCCCTGTCCGTGAAATGCGCAAGCAAGCCAGGGAAGGTGCCTTCGATCGTCGTCGCCCTCCCAAAATCGAACTTCGTGGCGCGTGGGAACAAAATGATCCGGACAACACGGGATTGACCCTGTATATCGGCGCTCGCATGTCCGGCAAGCTCTGCCGCATCTATGAGAAGGGCAAGCAGCTCGGCGACGAAACTTCGGAATGGGTTCGGGCTGAAGTCGAGCTACACAATAGTTGCTATCAGCTCACGCTCGATATGCTTCTCAAGCCGTCGCAATGGTTCGCCGCCTTTTACCCGGTCTTCGAATCCATCCAGTTCGCTGGCCCGCGTGTCGACCTTGAATACCGTCAGCGCATTGCTGAAAAAACCATCGCTCATTCATTCAAGTGGATTCGTCACCAAGCCGGTGGTCATCTCGCCGGATTGCGTCAGCTCTACACCGATTCCGAAATCCTTGACCTTCTCCAGCGTCCTGAATCCATCCCGGAAGCCTTCATTGTTTCCGAAAAATCACTCCAGTCTTTATTAGCTCCATCCGTCAGCCGAACGGATGAACCGGGCTTCATTTCGGCGTAAAGGAAAAACCATGAAATTTCAAAGTCAAGTCACCGTTCACGGCATGAAGCGCGCAAAAGGCGAAATGGAGGGCGTCAAGTATGATTCCACAAAGTTCTACATTGAAACTGACCTTGACGACAGCAAGGGCAATGCCAAGGGCAAAGCCACCGTCGAATACGCAATGGGAACATCGGACGAATACACGATGTTCGAGAAGCTGCCGTTCCCGTTCCAGGCAATGGCAAGTTTCTCTCAGGTCACGACTGGCAAAGTCATGAAGATCGTTCTTGAAGAACTCAAGCCCCAGCGTGCAGCAGCGCAAGGCTAAGGACAGATCGTGACTTTCGCTCGTCGCCATATTGTTCAGGATCGTGAATCCTGCATGTTCCTCGGTTTCGAGGATGGTGACATTTCGCCGGTGCGCCTGGTCAAGAATGCCGTCCGTTTCGATACGGAAGAAGCGGCCATTCTGACTGCGCTGGAACAGTGCGATTCCGGCTATGTGCTGTTCTCGTTCTTCGTTGAAGAGGTCTGATTTTCGCATGCGAAACCTCGCTCAACGTCTCGCCTTGGTCGCGGTGCTTGTCTGGGTCGGTGTCATGTCGACCAATTCAGGCATTCGCGCTACGGCCTTCATGCTCTTAACCCAGTTTCAGCGGATGTGAATTTCGCATGCGAAACCTGACCGCCTTTATCCCGTTGATTGCCGTCATCGCCGAACTGCGCCGCAAAAACCGGCCGGCCCAATGCCTGGCAATCGCCGAAACCGTTGTTCGCCATTGAAAGGAGATACCGTGTTCAAACTTATCGATTCCTTCGCCGCCAATTGCCTGGCTTTCTTTATCGGTCGTACTGAAATCAGGAATGGCGTCAAGCACACGACTTGCGAAATCGAGTGCTAAAAAAAACCCGGCGCCATTAGGGCCGGGCTTTCAAGTCCATTTGGGCAAGTCCCCGTCAGAGGTCTTAACTCAAAGGAAATAACATGAACCTTCAATTTAACGTATTTGGCTTCAACGTGCAAATCTCGCGGCATCCGCAGTATTTCTTTGAGGTGCACTATTCGGAGTTTGACCAAGGACACTATGTACCGTTCTCAGGCTATGCCCAAACCGAAACTGGCGCGCTCATTCAAGCGTGGCGTCATGCTCGGCGTATGGCGAAGTTTGATAACTCCAAGGTGGAATTTGTCATTCTTCGCTTTGAGCATCCTGAATGGCATGTCCATCGTGTAGGCCGCATCGTTGTTAAAACAGCAATCGGGTTTTTCCCGAAATTCAATTAAATCAAACCTAACTTAACCAACTGACCAAAAGCGGGGGCTTGGCCCAAGCGGATTGGAGAAACATGCAAGTCAAAGTATTGCAAACCCGTCGAACAGCCAAAGGGCTGAACATCGCACATATCCAGTGCGGCCAGCTCTTTGGTGACGTGCTCGCCACGGATGACGTTACCTGCCCTGGTGAATACGTCCTCAAAAGCACGCTGCGCCTTAAAGAAGGTCGGATCGTTCCGTTGATCCGCGTTGAAAAACAATGAAAACAGTCCTGCTCGCTTCCGTCATCGCCTGGTCAATCCCCCAGTTTCCGCCCTGGGAAAAAGTCCTGCCTGAGCAGCTCGCAATCAAAACCGTCGAGCAGCCGCCAGCGGATCGCGACTTGGGTTCTGTTGGTCGTTGGAAAGAAATGGGTCGGCCGCTTGATTGCAAGATTGTTGAGGCGGGTAAGACCGTTGGTTATCGCGTCAATTGTTGATTTCCGTTGTATCGAGGCTGGTGCACTTCGATGCGACATTCTTCACTGCACCAAGGAGTAGTTCAAATGCGTAAATATCTTCTCGTTCCGTTCTCGCTGGTTGCCGGTTCCGCGATGGCTGCGGTTCCCGCCGATGTCACGACCGCCCTCACCGATATGAAGGCCGATGCCTTGACCGTGGCCGGCGTCATGCTGGTTGCGATCATCGCCGTCGCTGCGATCAAGTTCATTCGCAGGGGCCTGTAATTTTGCGGTAGGGGAAGGCGACTGCAGCGCCTGAACCTATTAAGGATTAATCATGCCCTATCAAGTCGGACAAGATTGCTACCCGGACATGACCGCCGCCCTTGATGCCTTCGCAGCTCAGGAAACCGGCGTTATTTACTCCAGTGGCACAAACGTTTTCAACGTCACCGCTGCCAGAAGCGGTGCAACATCGATTCTCTACACCGGCACCAAAATTGCCGGAACGGGCTCCAACTGGACATATACGCAGGCAATGACATTTCCTGCCTGTCAAAAGCTGACCGCGCAGGATGGTGTGATAGTCGGCTGGCTAATAGCTGCGGTACTGGTGGCCGCATTCTCAATGAAACTGATTCGCAGGGGGCTGTGATGGCATTCACGCCGGAATTTATTTTGCCGCTCGTGGCAATCGTGGGGGCGGTATGGCTTATCTGCGGCTAATTTTTGCGCTTCTGATTGCTGGTTTCGCATGCGAAACATTTGCTGGGCGCGTTACCTTGCAGCCGGCGTCGAATTTGCCGGTTGTCTATCAGGGTGGCGGCATATACACGCGCCCGGGTACAGACATGATTCCTTGGACTAATAACGCCCTCAAAGGCTACATGGAGGCCAATGTTGCCGGCGTCACCATGAAAACTTTTGGTACGTACGCTGCAGCGGCTGAGGTCGGTGCTGCCGCAATGCAGTTTGTCAAAGGTGGCGGATGGGTCGGCTTGGGATTGATGGGTTTGGCGTGGCTTACTCAAGCCGGTCTTGAGAAAGTCGGCAATGAATTAAAAGCAAATGCGTCGGCCGGTGACCTCGGCACGTGCACTCATCAAACATCGATTCAAAATGTGACATTGAGTCAGTGTGCCTCTCACATAACGTCGTCTTTAGCTCAGACTTATAACAATGTGACATACGCGGGCTACACCGAATCCACTGGTGTTCTGGCTCATACGGTCACCCATAAAGCCGATGGTTCTCAACCGTTCACGGCTAATTGGGGTACGTGGTTTCGAAATGGGCAGGCGACGCAGGGTAGTACAGCCCCGACAGATGCCGATTGGGCGCGTCTTCAAAACACGCCAATGAATGATGCGGTGTTGGAAGAACTGCGGAAGCTTGGTGCCAAATTACCGCTTAACAAACCGGTTATTGACACTACGCCGCAAGTCATACCGCTTTCCGATCCCTACAAAAACCCCCTTACTGGTGACAGGGTGCGTGATGTTGCCAACTTCACGCCGTTCCCGGATGGCACTGCGAAAGTCGAAGTGACGAAACAGGTTGTAGACGAAAACGGAAACCCTGTAGTGAATTCTGGCGGTCAAGCGGTTCCCCAGGAAGAGCAAAAAGACCTCTGCGAAAAAAACCCGGATGCGTCTGCGTGTGCCAGTCTGGATGACGTTCCAGATGCTGATCTAAAACATCGTGAAATCAATTTAAGCATCAATCCGTTGTCCGGCTTTGGCGCCTCATCTGCGCAATGCCCCGCATCTCAATTCCTCTTTAGCAAAGGCGGTCAAGCTGTATCTTGGGATTGGTCGAAATTCTGCACATTTAGCCTTGGTATTCGGCCGCTTGTGCTTGGTTTTGCGTGGCTGGCCGCAATCATGATCGTTGTTGGCGTTGCAAGAAAGGAAACTTGATATGGCGTCATCCGGATGGGGAACATTTCTTGCAAGCGTTTCTGGCCCTATTGCCAAAAAAGTACTTACGGCCGTCGGTGTTGGCACTTTGACCATTGTCGGCATGCAAACGGCTCTGGAGTCGGCGCTTAATGCAGTCAGGGATAGCCTTGGCGGCATGACTGGCGTTGTTGCTGATCTGGTGGCGATGGCCGGTTTCTTTTCGGCTGTCTCGGTCATCGCTGGTGGTCTTAGCGCTGCTGTTTCGATTACGGTTATGAAACGCTTCGCGCAAAATATATGATTACCCTGATCACTGGCGCGCCGGGCTGCGGTAAAAGCCTGATCCTGGTCGATGAGTTTCTCCGGCCGGCTCAGGAACAATCTAGGCGAATCGTCGCCGATGGCATACCCGACCTTGTGGTTGATCATGATCCGGCTTCCGAAGTATCTACATGGACAAAGCATGTTGAAGATACGTCCAGCCAGGACGGCCGTAAGTTGCTGTTCACCTTCCCGCAAGGTTCGCTTGTCGTCATTGATGAGTGTCAGCGCATCTTTCGCCCGAGAAGAGCCGGGTCGGTCGTACCCCCCGAGGTCGCCGCTTTCGAAACGCATCGTCATCAAGGCTTGGATTTTGTTCTCATCACGCAACATCCCGGCCTTCTCGATCAAAATGTGCGTCGGCTTGTCGGGCGTCATCTCCATATCCGGGATCTTGGCTTCCTCGGCCGCTGGGTATATGAGTGGCCGGAAGCTAGTGACCCGGAGCGCTTTAAAACGGCTCCGGTCAAGCGCAAATGGAAACTTCCGAAGCGAAGTTTTCAGCTTTACAAATCAAGCAGCCTGCATGTCAAGCCGCAGCGCGGATTTCCTACCGCTCTAAAAGTGCTTGCATTGTCTGGTGTCCTGCTCGCTGGTGGCGTTTGGTACGCATGGCAGAGTATCGAAAAAAAGATTCACCCTCCACCGTCTGTTTCGCATGCGAAATCGCCGCCATCGGATAAAGCTGCGTTCGTTTCGGCTGACTATAACCCGCTTGAATTCTCTATGCCGCGGCATCCGAATTACCCCGAATCAGCTCCGGCTTACGATTCACTTCGGCAAGTCAAGAATATGCCGGTAATCGTCGGTTGTCTTGAAAGCAAAAAATCAGGCTGCTCATGTCAAACGCAGACTGGAACGAAAGTCGACGTGACGGATGATTACTGTCATCGATTCATTGAAAACCCGCCGTTTGATATGTACCGCGATCAAGTCAAGGCGGAAGACCCGAGGTTAAAACCCACGCAGGAAGTGCCGAAAGGGCAGAGTGCCCCAGCGTCGACAGAGGCCGTCAATCCCAAAGGGATTGATCCGAAGGACAAGCCCGCGTGACTTTTGCGGGCGCAGCTTGTAAGGCCGTCACGAGATTCCCAAAACAAAAAACCGCCCGAAGGCGGTCATTTTTCGCGGTCAAAGATTGAGTCCGTGTCGTGCATATTTATTGCTGCAAGTATCGATGCCCTTGTGTATTCGTGATTTTCTACGGGTTCTTGTGCGGCTGCCAAGCTTGCCATATAACTCAAGAATTGTTTTTCCTCTTTCGTTGCTCTTTTGTCTTCGCACGCTCGTAGCATTCTCGCGTGGTCGGTCATTGTGAATATTTTCATTTTCTTACCTCTTTTTAGAACGTGTTCCCATGTTTCCATCGTCTGACCATTGCCTTACCTTCCTCCCTCTCTGCTTTCACTTGAGAGGTTAGCAAAGCCAGTGCCCGTGACATTCGTGCGAACTGGTAGCCAAAACGTTCCTCCCGGCTTCCGTCAATGTTCGCGATGGCCTCTCGCTGCGCGCCGTTGAAGATTGCGGTCATTTTCTCCTCGATGTTCAT